TACAACGGATTTCTACGTGGACGACGAGGAGATGAATATGGTTCATCAGCGTCTAGTAGATTGTCTGGTTCGCTAAGTTATTGATTTTCATGGAATTATAGTTGTTGCAGTAGGCCTGCAATTTGATATAATAGTATTGTTGATTGTTAACTAACGGAGTATCTATGTCTACTGTGCTTGTTAAAAGTGGCTGGTATCGCGGCATTCCCGTGATCAACACTAAGTTTAAGTTGGTAAAGGGTTTTCAGATGGGTAAAAAGGGCAATTATATCACTGTGCGCAATGACGGTGTGTTCTCTGAATATGCTGGCATTGACACGGTTAAAATCAAAGTTGAGGATCAGTCCGACTTTGAATTTATTGCTGGTGACGCACCTGCTGAGGTGTCGCAGTTTGTGACACAGGCTGTTGCCCCTGTCGTTCAGGAGTCTGATGAAGAGGCTATGAATCGTATCGCAACACGTTTTGCGATTCTTGACGAGATGGCTAAGGCTACTACGAACGGCGGCATTCGCGCAATGATTGTGAGTGGTCCCCCGGGCGTTGGTAAGTCGTTCGGTGTTGAACAGCAATTGGAAAAGGCTAGCATATTTGATCGTATTGCTGGCAAACAATTAAAGTATGAGGTCGTCAAGGGTGCGATGACTGCACTGGGTCTCTATGCATGTTTGTTTAAGCATAGCGACAAGAATCACGTACTGGTGTTTGACGATTGCGATAGCGTACTCATGGACGACTTGTCGCTCAACATTCTCAAGGCTGCACTTGACAGTGGTAAGAAGCGCCGCATCTATTGGAACAGTGATTCTAGTATGTTGCGACGTGAAGGCATCCCCGATAGTTTTGACTTTAACGGGTCGTGCATCTTTATCACTAACATCAAGTTTGAGAACCTGCGTAGCAAGAAGTTGCAGGATCATCTTGAGGCGTTACAGTCGCGTTGTCACTTTCTTGACTTGACGATTGACACCGAGCGTGACAAGTTATTGCGTATCAAGCAGGTGCATCGTGACACTGATGGTGGTCTGTTCCGTGACTATCACTTTGAAGGTGATCAAGGTGAACAGGTGTTGCAATTCATGTGGGACAACAAGAATCGTCTGCGTGAGTTGAGTATGCGTATGGCACTCAAGATTGCTGATTTGGTCAAGATTAGCGACAACTGGCGTGCATTAGCTGAGAGTACTGTTATGAAGCGGGCTTGATACTCCGTTACCCGCTTGAGGCGAGAGGGTCGTAATGACCCTCTTTCCTTTATATTTTTTATTTAAGGATATATAATATTGTGATGTTAGTCAAAGAAGAATTGGTACAATATCTAACTAGGGGTTACATTCATGTCAGCAGACAGGATTTCCTTTTCTTTAATAACCTAATTAAGATTGCAGAAGAAAAGCGTGTTACTACCGGGCAAGACAAGTTGCTCAATAAACTAATTGATAAATACAAACGTCAATTGGTAAAAGAAAGATTAGACGTTAATCAATTAAAAAATTTACGTTGGAATCACGATCTAGTTGAAACAAAGCCTGAATATCAACAGGCCGAATTAAAATTAATTGATGACCAATTTGTACTACGTTTGCCATTTAATAGAAAATTTATCACAGAACTTAACAGATTGAATGATGATAAGTTTTTTATTTGGGACAAGTCAAAACGTATGTACTTTTCCCCAGCAAATAACTTAGCACTTAAAAATATTTTGCCTGTATTAAAATCATGTTTTCAGGATATTGTTTTTTGCGATAAGACAAAGGCAATATTAAGTGAAGTAAAACAATATGAAAATGATATTTGGGAACCAACACTTGTAGAACGTTGTGGTAATTATTATATTATTGCCTGTAATGAAATTCTGTATGAACATATTAAACATTTGGAACTTAATGAGCATAGCACAACACTGTATGAGTTAAGTAAGTTAGGTATTACAGTAGAACCAGAATTACTAGACACACAAGAAAAAGTATTTGCTAGCGATTATTTTGCTAGCGTGGACACTTCAAATACTGAGCATTTGGCAACTTGGATTAAAAATCTAGGGAAAAATATTGTCTTTGTACGTAATGAATCGCAACTTAAAAGTTTACCATTAAAGAAATATGGTATTGAGGTATTTACTTTTAAGGATTATTTGCCTGAAGTACACGATGACAGTTTAGTTTTAGTAATGCGTAATTACTATAGTTTTTATGACTTGACTGGTGACAATAAACATAGATATAATTTTGGTAAGGTAATTTCAATTAAAAATAGTAACCCGATATTTGTAAAATGAGAAATATTAAATGTGACCGCTGCCAAAAAGAATTTATTTGCAAGGGTGCAGATTATAATTGTTGGTGTTTTGAAAAACCATATGTAAATATAGAAAAAACAGAAAACTATAATGATTGTTTATGTGAACAATGTTTGATAGATATACATAATGAAAGCAAAAATAATAATCCGTGACGAAGTAAACTGTAAGATAGAAGGTCTTGAGTTAGACTGCCGTCGTGCATTAATGAAAAAATTTGAGCATGAGATACCCGGCGCACGTTATCTACCTGCGGTCCGTCTTGGTCGTTGGAATGGTAAGGTCAGTTATTGCAGTCTGGCGGGTAGCACATACATCAATCTACTTGCTGACGCGATTCCAATTGTACAAGAATATGGCTACGATATTGAACTTGAAGATTTACGCGATTACCAAACTAACTTTACATTTGATGAAGTAAAGGAAGATAGTTTCGCAAATAAGACATGGACTAAAGGTCATACACAAGAAGGTCAACCTATCATGTTGCGTGACTATCAAGTTACAATCGTTAACGAGTTTTTAAAAAACCCACAATGTATACAAGAAGTAGCAACAGGCGCAGGCAAGACTATCATGACTGCGGCACTCAGTAAGAGTGTAGAACAGTATGGGCGTAGTATCGTTATCGTGCCCAATAAGAGTCTTGTGGTACAGACTGAAGCAGACTATATCAATCTTGGATTAGATGTTGGTGTTTACTTTGGTGATCGTAAAGAATACAACAAGACACATACGATCTGTACTTGGCAGAGTCTAAACAATCTATTAAAGAATACCAAAGCAGGCGAGGCAGACATCACCATCAAGGAATTTATTGAGGACGTTGTTTGCGTTATGGTTGACGAAGTACATATGGCTAAGGCTGATGCACTCAAGACATTGCTTACAGGTGTGATGAGTCATATTCCTATACGTTGGGGATTAACCGGTACAGTACCCAAAAGCGTCTATGAACAAGTAGCATTGCTTGTCAGTCTAGGTCCTGTCATTAACAAGTTAAGCGCAGCAGAACTGCAAGATAAGGGTGTCCTTGCTCAATGTCATGTTAATATTGTACAGATGAAAGACGGTGTTGAGTTTACAAACTATCAGAGTGAATTAAAACATTTATTGGAAGACGAGAAGCGATTAAATAAGATCGCACAATTAATTGACAGTATCAAAGACAGCGGAAACACATTGATACTTGTTGATCGTGTTAACGCAGGGCGTGAACTACAATCACGATTGAAAGATAGCGTATTCATATCGGGTGAGACAAAACTCACGGAGCGTAAAGAAGAATATGATGAAGTTAAAACAAGTGCTAACAAGGTTATTATTGCCACTTATGGTGTCGCTGCTGTCGGTATTAATATACCTAGGATCTTTAACTTGGTTTTGGTCGAGCCTGGAAAGAGTTTTGTTAGAGTTATACAGAGTATCGGTCGAGGCATTCGTAAAGCAGAGGACAAAGACCACGTTATGATTTGGGATATAACTAGTGACTGTCGTTTTGCCAAACGTCATTTAACGCAACGTAAGGCATACTACAAAGAAGCAAAGTATCCATTTACAATAGAGAAATTGGAGTATTAATGAAAATTTTTATAACGGGTAGTTCGGGATTTATAGGTCAACATTTAGTTAAAAGATTATCAAACAAGCATCAATTAGATTATCTTACTTGTGATTTGTTAAATTTTGAAGAGGTAAATCGTCAAGTAACAAATAGTAATCCTGATGTTGTTATTCACTTAGCAGCCAGAACCGAAGTGGAAAAATCATTTACTGAACAAATTACTTTTAGCCAAATTAATTACGTAGGCACAGTCAATTTAATTGAGGTAGCTAGACATTTACCTAATTTAAAAAACTTTATATTTGCGTCAACCATGGAAGTATATGGTTGGCAACCTGTTAGTGACCTTATACGTGATGGCAAACCTTTTGCCACTGATGTTTTTGATGAGCAGCGTCAACCAAATCCGAACGCGCCATATGCTGTTGCAAAATACGGCTGCGAAAAATATTTAGAATATGCAAATAGAAGTTATAACTTGTCATATACAATATTAAGACAAACTAATTCTTATGGGCGCACCGACAATGACTTTTTTGTAGTAGAACAAATTATCACACAGATGTTAAAAAATAAAAATGAAATACAGTTAGGTTATGCTAAACCATATAGAAATTTTTTGTACATAACAGATTTGCTTGATGCTTATGAAGTGTTGTTGGATAATACTGATAAGGTAAAAAATAATATATTTTGTTTGGGTCCAAACAACGCATTATCAATTTCAGATTTGGCTAATTACATTGGCAAAAAACTTAACTGGAATGGTAATATATTGTGGGATAAAAAACCAAAACGACCAGGTGAAATTTATTTGCTCAACAGCACTCATCACAAATTAACTAATCTAACAGGATGGATACCTAAAGTTAATTTGGATACTGGATTAGATATGACAATTGACTATTGGAAAAATAAAGTTTGACAAAAGTTATAGAAAAACATATACTAATAGTATGAGAATACTAACACTAGATAATCAATCATATAATTTAGAAACACTTCCAGAAGAAATAGACGATATGCGTTTTGCTATATTGGATAACAGCAATCCGCAAAGTGTTGATTACCACTTTATCCCACTTATCTTTTTAGAATCATTCAACAGCCCTGCATTGGTACTGAAGGTAGGCAAGCACAAGATTAAGATGCCATTAGATTGGCAGATACTGATCGGCGAAAAGGATCATGGCGATTTAGAAACATTACCATTGAGCAGTTTAAATGATCGCGGCTTTAGTGCGTTTGAATATAATCCACTAGGTTCATTCAGTCCTACGTTTCAGACTGTAGAAATATTAGATATCTACAATGATGTTACATGGTATAGCCCACGATTACGTAATGGACAATTCTTGTGCGTACCATTGACTGATGATCCTAAGCCGCAGTGTGTTTATTTCGTAAAAGAAATTAGCCGCAACTGTGAAATCGTTGACTACAATCAAGTATTCTGAGGCGTAAATATGAAAAGGTTTTATCGTTGGTTAGGTAGAAAAATTAGAAAAGTATTGAATGAAGATATTAAGGAAATAAAAGCAGTAGATATGATCACTTCAGAGACAAAAAGTCACGGCATTGGTGGTCACGGCATGAACTTTACTATTCATCGTGCTGATGGTGGATATATTGTTGAGACAAGAACATATCACAAGAAAACTGAGCATTATGACCACCATCTTCATATCGTTACAGACGATAAAGATTTAGGTCACGAACTCGGTAAGATTATTACATTTGCCAATTTACGATCATGAAGTACGGCGTACAAATACCTCTTAACGAAAACATTAATGACTGGTTGTGGGTCACAATTGGCGACAGTAAGTTTCAGTTAGAACCCATGTTATTTGAATATAGGGAAGATGCAGAAGAATATGCCTTGAAAGTATGGGGCCCTAGTGCTAAAGTAGAAGTATATGGCGAAAGCTAAAAAACCCTTAGATGAAAAACTTGATAACATAGACTTTGATCTATTTGCTGCCTTAGCGGCTATTGATCGTAAGGACTATGATTATTATGATACATTGACCGACGAACAGCAGAAAAGATTTGTACCGTACATGATGTTATTTTGGACAAGTGCTGTTAAAGGTAAATCTGACGTTCAAAATTATTATCTACAAAGCAC